TGTCGTTGCCACCAAGTAGTTTGGTGTCAATCCTGAATCAAAATTACTAGCCCCACCAACAGGGGCCCAACCCCACTGTATGTCCCTTGAACCACCTGACAAATTACCATTAGCAATTACGCCAGAAGTAACATACGTTGTATCCTTACGCGGGTTACGCAAAGCTTGTGGGTCATCCACAGGAAACGTGCCTAGCATCAATTGAGGCTGATCGGGATCCCAGCACTCGGGGCAAACCAACAACTCATACTTACGCTGCTTAATAATCTCGGTTCTAAGCTGTTTCAGTTTGTATTGTTGGCCACAGCGATCACATTCAGCAATCGCTATCTTGCCGGATGCGTACCGATTACCCATTAGTAACCCCCACCACTTCCAATAAACATTGGCCTAGGAACAAGGCGAAGCGGAGCTTTCTCGCGGTCTTCACCAGCAGCAATCTCAAACGTTTCGTTATAAATCTGTTTAAGCATCTCAATCCGGGGCATTAGTTCTGGCACTTTGATTGCAATGTGATACGCCAAACCAGCTACTAAAGCAGGTAGGAAGCGAAAGTTCATATCTGCTGTTTCCACACCAGCGCCAGCGTCCTGCACTCGGCGCAGTCTCCAGTACACAAACTGATATGGTGTGCTGTTATCAGGCGTTGGCCAGACTGTTACCGCTGGAAGTTGGGGTACAAACACCGCAGTGCCGTCTGCTTGGGCTGCTGCTGTTGTATTGTTTTGGCCACGGAATACACCACCAAGGGTATTCCCTGATACGTACGTGTAGTAAATATCTTCTGTACCCAAGCGAATAAAACCAGAGCCAGCCAACCCAACTATAGTACTAAGCGTTATTGTGGTGTCCGTTGACGTAATCGCGCCCACCAAGACCGCAGTTGTTGGGTTAGTTTCGCCAGAAAGGCGCTGAATCCAGACTTGAATTGGGCGAGCTTGGCTAAGCTTGTTTGGAATAGTTGCATAAGTTGAGACGCTAATGCGTGAAATGGTTAAGTCGGCTTGCGTAGAAGCGGTGTTAGATCCCGTACGGATTACATGTTCTAGAAGGTCAATGGTGTCGGTCGGCAGTGCGTACGTAGCCAAGCCGGGAGTTAAGTTAATAATCCCTTGCTCCATAGTCCACATGTTAATACCCTTGGACTGCCACTCAATGGTCATCAAGTTCATGGAACGACGGGCTGTACGCAAGTCATAACCAGAACGCATTTCTCGGCCAGCCCTCTCCCACGCCTCTTCAGCAATCTCCGTGAAGTCCATGTTAAAGAGGGTTGAGCCGGTAGTAGTCATTATTTACCTTTTATTGAACCAAGAAGTTCCATCAGTCCGCGTTGTTTTTCTAGCGAACCGCCGCCTCCGCTAGCCAATATTTTTGCAATTAATGCAGCTAAACCATCGCTGGTTTGGCCACGGGAAGCTAGGTCTTGTACTAGCTTTCCAATATCACCACCTCTTTCCAAAGATTTTGCTATTCCTATGGCTGGGTTGTCGTACACAGGAGGCTGATAAAAACCGGGGTCTGTTGTGTAGTCCATGGGGGGTGATGGATTGTAGTAATCTACAGGTCGCGTTGGAGTGTAGTCCACAGGCGGCTGGTAAAAGCCGCGGTCTTCTGGATATTGGGGAATTTCGGGCTCATAGTACCGTGGCTCTTCCCGTGGATCTTCTCGTGGGGGTGGTGGCGGTACGTTTTCTTCTGGATACCGTGGCTCTGGGTTATACCCAATTTGAGGGCCGTTTGGCAACTTATCGTAGCCTTCACCATTCCAAACGTAACGGTATTCAGGCGGAGTAACGCCTGTTGTGGCGTTGTGCATAGCCAATTGCTCTGGCGTATAACCAGAAATAGGGTCACCGTTATAACCAATTTCAGTCAACGTACCATCAGCTTCTTGACGATAAGAAGTCCTTGGCCCCACTTGTTGAGTTTGCGTTGATCCTGTAGTCCTTGGCCCAGCGTAATCCTCTGGGTAAATCTCTGGCATATCTAAACGCTCTGGACGATATGGCGTTTCCCGATCAGGAGCTATTGGGCGTGGTGGCTCTTCATATCGTGGCTCCTCTGGTGGTGGAGGACGCGTTGGCTCCGGAGAATAACGCATTGGCTCCGGTGGGGTCATTGCTTGTGGTGACATCCCTTGTTGAGGTTCTGGCGCGTAATATTTTGAAAATATTGAACCAATTGTGTTTTCGTCTAAACCCATACCCAAAAACTGATTGCGCAAATCATTAACACCCCCGGCTCCACCAAACGCATCATTTGCGCGGCTGTAATCCGGAGCGGTGTCAGTAACATCACCACCTGCTGCGTACTTACGCATAGCAGAACGCAGGCTCACGGGAGCCTTACGAAGTTGTGTAGAGTTAGGAGCTGCGGCTGCCTTTGGAGCGCCTTTAGCAGCCATTAATTGTTCGTATAAAGATGCCATTATTTCCTCGCTGTCTTAGCTGAATCAATGAAAGCTTGAGCCGTAGGCGCACCTTTTTGGCCGGGTTTGCGCATTTTTTCACCCCTTGCACGTTTGGCATGAATGTTGGCATAAAGGCCAACAGCGCCGCCTTTAGCGTACTGAGTAAAGTCAGTGTCATCCCGGCGTGCTTTTTTTACGCCTTTGGGCATTTTGCTAGGGAGCATATCCCCCATTCCACGGCTTGGCATCATAATTAGTCCTTAGCAATAGCCGCCACCGGCCATTTTTACCATAGTGCCGCGAGTTTTACCTTTGGTAGCACAACCATCGGCAGCACGGACATAACCACCATTAGCCATCTTCTTAGTCTTGCGTGCGGATGCGCCATCAATATCTTGCGGCACGGGCATACCTTCGCGGAACACTGTGTCCTTTGGAGGCGCAGTCTTCTTAGGCATGGGTTTAGGCGCAGCTTTTTTTGTAGCGGGCACGCCTTCTGGATCTGTAGGGGGTTGGCCCATTTCAGCGGTGTAAATACCACCTTCGTTATATCTTTTCATGGTTTAGCACTTTCCGCCACGTTTCATGGCAATCATTGTGCCTTTGGTTTTGCCTTTAGTAGCAATACCATCACGGCTAGGAGAAGCTGTTTTTACTGCGCCCATCTTGGATGCAGCCATGCCACCACTTTTCATACCATGCGCTTTAGAAGCAGGGGCCGCAGCGTGGGCTTTTAAAGAAGTAGCAATGCCACCTTTCTTCATGCCGTATTCAGCTTTTTCATGTTTGACCATGGACTTGGGCGCGCCCTTTTTTTCCATAAAAGAAATTTCTTTTTTTGCCATTGCTTTAGATTCAGCCATTTCGCCACCTTTAGAAAATTTACGACCTTTGTCGGCCTGATTAAACTCTTTACCCACAGACTGTGGGACGCCTGCTTTCTTAGCAAACGCTGGATTGTTAGCCACCGCTGCCATGAAATTGTGTTGTTTTTTACTCGTTGATGGCATTTGCAGCCTTAGTACGATTAGTCATTTCACGAACAGTATCAGACTCCCAAATACGAAGGCCGAGGTAAATAATCGTGAACAGAGAAGCCAGAGGCGGAAGCCACGTAACCATAACGCCAACAGTTGTTAATACTGCTGCGCCATCTGCAATTGTTTTAGCTGTGTCGTGTTGAGTCATAACATCCGGCCTTTTGTTTTACCGCGCTTGGCAATACCATCGCCACGACTAGAAGCGGAAGAAACTTTGCCGCCTTTTGCCATCTTTTTTTCTTTGCTGTCTCGCAAAGCATCCCTAGCATTTCGTTCTTTTGCTTTTTCTATTAAGCGCTGGTCGGTAGTTGGCTGGCCAAAATAATCAACACCAACAGGTTTCCCTTCCGCCGAAGTTCGTTTTAAATCTTCAGCGTTACGTTTTGTACCTTTTTCAGCAGTTTCAAAGCTGTCTGTTGGTTGTCCGTAATAGTCAACGTATTTTAAGTCACTCATATTTGCCTCAACAATTCCATGCTCTAAGAGCTTTGTTGATCCGTGAATCCGGATCGTTGGCGGTCTTGGTAGAGGTTAGCTTCTTTTTCATCCCGCCCATCCTCGCACAGAAAGAGTCGCGCCGGGAGCCGCCTTCGGGCTGGGGAGCCTTCAAGTTCATACCTTGCGCTTTCGCGGAGGCTCGGCCTTTTGCATTCAAGCCACCCTTCTCCGATTTGCCTTCTTTTCTCTGCCATGCTGGTGATTTAGCCATTTACGACTTTCAGTTTAGAGTGGTAGATATTCTCTAACATTGGCATGACAACTTCTTCACGGAAGTTGCGCTCAAACGTTTCTTGACCTACATGCGGAAGACTAATGTCTACATCAATGTAAACCGTGAATCCCATCTCAGTTGCACGATCACAGAACAAATAATCTTCACCAACATACTTGCCATCTTTAATGGCAAAGTCAAACACTGCTGACATCTTCTCTGTTGGGGACTTTTCATAAGTCCACTCTGGATGTGCGAATATTAATTGCTCAATGACATGGCGCTGGATCAACATAAACCCCGTAGGCGCACGTTTTAAACGCATCAATGAACCTTTAAATTCTAGGTCGCCATTCTCATCTTCATAAACATCAGCAAAGAACTTAGCGTCTTTGGCTCTGCGTGGGTATGCACCAGCAGTTATATCCATGCCACCACTTTGGGCCAGCAATCTCATAATGTCGTCAGGCGTGACAATGACATCCGCATCAATAAACAGAAGCTCTGTGCAGTCTGTCTTTAAGAATTCGTGCACCAACGCATTTCGTGCCATCGTAATGATGGAGCAGTTGGAAAGATCAGACAACGTGACGGACACACCAAGGCTCATTGCTTTGGGCATTAACTGCGCCAAAGCAAAAGCTGTCTTGATGTTTAGCTTGCCGTCATAGGCTGGAATGCCTATGAACAGTTTGCGTCCCGTCAGAGTTGCCTGTCTTGTTTCAGCCATAGTAGATCTGCGTTGAATCAATGTTGGTCATCAGTGCATAAATGCCTTGAGTAGCCAATACTCCTTCGCCCGGAATAATGGGTGCATTACTAAAGGTATCAGTACTGTCTATTTCGTAAGTCATCAACCAACGACCACCGCCACTTACATACGAAGCCGCAGTAGAAGTGATAGTGCCA